ATCAACTTCTGCAATATGCTCTAAAACTTCTAAGCAAATGCAAGTATCTGCTACGAATTTCGTGGATAAAATATCTTGACGAAATAAGTATGGTTTATTAAGTACACGCTCATCTATGTCAATGCCATATGCATTAATGTCTAAATCGCGCATACTATCAACAAAATGACCTGGACCACATCCTATGTCAACGACCATGTTTGGTCGTATCATATGTTTGATGTAATATGCTAGACGATTAGCAAAGGGTTTTTCTTCTACCGATATATGATCGTAATTAATTTGTTCCATAATATTATTTATTAAAAGGTAAAAAAATCCGTGTTATGGGCGCCTACACGGAAAAAGGTTATGAGCGTTGATTTAGGTGCTCACCCGTTACTACACACGATGTTAAACAAGCAAAGATATTTAGATGTTGTTATTACGCTCTAAAATTTATTTGGATTTTTTTAAATATTGTATAAATACATATGCTTTCTAAGAGAAGCAACCCCTGCACTATCCTTACTGAGTCATTGTTCGTCCATTTTCACAGTAAGCAGGGGTTTTTTATTGGTTTTTTCACCTGTTGTATAAATATATACAACGAACCATGATTCAGTTCTCCCGTTAAGTCCTAGACTATACAAATAGTGACAATAAAGGATTTAAGTCATAAAGACAGACGATTCGGCAAGTCAAGGGAATAAACCAGAAGCGTGAGCGTTGGTCGTAGATGCTAACAGGCGTTATTAATCATAACGATACTATTGGATAATAGTAACAACTGAACCCAAAAATAAACTACGATATTGTTGATAACAATAACATCACTGGATAAAGTATGTGCCGATTTGCAAACTTGGTCTTGGCCATGAATCCCCGCTCACGGGCAGTGAGTGAGTAAATCTTATGTCCCCACATCATTATATATGTGAGCCCTGCTTACAGCAGTGCTATTAGGTGAGTGCTTTGTTCGCTATCGCTCACCAGCATCTCACCTAATTATTATTGATAATAACATGGGTTGGGCTTTGAGACCAACCCATATTACTAACACATGTGTTGGTAATCATTATATAATGAATTATGGAGGTATATATGAATACACATAACGATCACTTAATAAGCATTATTCCTACAGGTAAAAGATATAAAAGCCATGTAGCAAGAACATATTGCCATATATGTAATAAAGAAATTAATTTTGCCAGTCAGGACAAACTCATTTATTGGAATGAAATGGGATACCAATACATGTTATATTGCGATTTTATTGAGGACTTCAATAACAACGCAGTACAAACACCAAAACCCAGTTTCATTTATATACCAAATGGGGAAAAATTGATTTGGCTTAATGTTCCATTTGCTGAAAAAGACATTGCCAAAAGCCATGGCGCATATTGGCACCCACAAGAAAAACTATGGTATACCCACACTGGCAATCAAAATTTAGAGCATTTGCATAAATATATTAGTACTGATGATTATGACATGATTTATGAATGGTTAACAACTAAAGGTAATTATCAGGCTTATACATAGGATATAAACAAATGGCTAAAGAAATTACATACGATCCAAAAGTAACACAAGCAAGAACTCAATATAATAAAATCAGTATTGAGGATATGTCATGGTTACAATTAGAAATGATGAAATACTTGGCATTAATGGGTGAACTTGTTAATGTTAAAGACGAAAATACCAAATTAATTATAAATTCATACTGGCGTAAGAAAAGCAAGACATTGCCAAAAGGACGCTATGGACAAAATAGTCCAGAAACCTTTATATCAGGAATGTTGAATAATTTAATGTTTGGAACACAGAATGATTTAAGTGACATACAAATGGATGCATTGACAAACATTAGTGCTTGTATGCATGTCATATATGATGTAGTCAAATCATTAAATTTACAACCAAATACTGATAATTTTGAACCAATTATATTCCGTCAAAAACTATTCACTATAGGATAAGTGTTTGGGTATTGTCATAAATATAACATGTCATATGTATATTGGATAAGAACTAAAAATATATCATCTCTAAATGATGGATATATTGGTGTTACCGGAATTGGTAAAAAAAATAAAACTCCCCAAGATCGTTTAAAGGATCATATTAATAAGGGACGATTTTGTAAATATTGTAAAAAAGAAGATTTAATATTAGATATTATTTTTACCGGCACTGAAAAAGAATGTTTTTTAAAAGAAAAAGAATTACGACCTAAAGAAAGAATGGGTTGGAATATTGCTCCTGGCGGTGAAGGAGGTTATAAAGGTAATCATTTTGTAAAAAAACATGGTATATTATGGGCAGATAAAATAGCACAAACAAAAAAAGAATTATATAAATCTGGAAAAATTGTTATTTGGAGTAAAGGTAAAAAATTACCTGAGCATTTAAGATTAAAAAATATAGCAAAATTAAAACAAAAAACTCCTTATACATATACATTAAAAAATATAAAAACAAATGAAATAATAAAGTTATTAGGATTTAATCAAATTATTAATTTTTTAAATGTAAGTAAATCAAGTGTATCAAAATTAAGTGCCGGTAAAAAAGTATCAGGCTGTCATTGGATAATTATTGATAAAAAAATTAATAAATTTGTGGAGAGAAATCCGTGTGTGTAATATTAGCAAAATGGTTTCCTAAATATGGTTGGGTGGGCGTAAAAAATCGTGATAGAAATTATATCCCAGAAATTAGTTTTAACCTAATTCAAAACGACAAAAATACACAGCGTATGTTGTTTCATGACGACATCACTGGGTATGAAGAAGGCATCAATAACCATGGCGTCAGCATACTCAATGCGTCACTAATGGTAGAGGAAGATGAGCGCGAAATCGCACGTGGGCAAGTCAATAATAGTCCTGATGGCGAAAAGAATCGTGAGGCATTACTAGAGCCTACTGCCAAACAAGCAGTCAATAAACTTATAGAATTACAAATGACTGGTAACAATTTGGTGTTTGATGCCACACATTGTTACATATTAGAAGCCAGTTTAAAAGATGGCGAGTACATACATGTATTACAAGAAGTCAGTCCCTATCAAACAGTAGCACGTACCAATCATGGTATATTGTTACCATGGGCAGGATATCAACGTGATCCAAATAGTAAGTGGATGACACTATCACGCATTAGTAGTGAAAGTCGTTTAAAAATTGCTACAGAAATTGTAGTCAAAGCACAAAGTCCACAAGAACTCATGAACGCAATGGTCAAAGTTTATATTGATGACCCACAATTAAACATTATGCGCATGAGTACAGAAAAGAAAAAGATGCGTACTACTGCACAAGAAATGATGATACCCACAGAAAAAACAATGTATGTACGACCAATTTGCAGTCATATTGTATTTGACTTTTGGGCAGTCAACAAACCTAAGCCAGATGTATGGGTAGAACTACTTAGCAATAGACCACTTTATGAAGATGGTGGCAAAATACCATTTGGAAAATATAGATTAAGCCATACAGTGTAATGCGTAAAATAACAGTTAATGGTAAAGCCAAAAGTATGGCGCAAGGCATGAATAGTAGTAGTCGTGCGCAATTAAAGCGTATAGCACAAGCAGATACAAATAAACCTCGTGAACAAGTACCATTAGGAAATTTATATGCACGTATTGACAAGAAGTGGGTAAACAAAGGTAAGTTTTGTCAGTTGTGTAGCCAACCATTAGCATTTCATAATGAAGTTATTGATAAGCATAGGTATGTTTGTAGAGTGCTAAATAAAAAAGATGATGAAAATGATTATCAACCAATTGTGTCAGGTGGTCCACTAATACAGACACCAGATGGAATTATGAACATGAAACAAGCACAAAGATTCTATAAAGTGACTGACCAAACAATTCGTAATAGAATTAAAAAGAAGAAAGGGTGGAGTTATGCCAATACAGACAATTAAACGTGGTGGTAAAACATATTATCGTTATGGCGATAGTGGTAAGGAATATCCTACACGCGCTCAAGCAGAAAAGCAAGCACAAGCCATACATGCTGCAGGTTACAAAGAACCTAAAAAGAAAAAATGAGAGAACATGCAGTTGTTATTGGTAATGGGCGTAGCCGTCTTAATTTTGATTTACATAAAATCAAAGATTACCTAATAACTTATGGTTGCAATGCATTATATCGTGACTTTATACCAGATTATTTGATAAGCATGGATTATCATATGGTTGCCGAAATTATCAATGCTCGCGCACATCACAAATGCAAATTCTACACACAACATATGAATGATTTTGACTTACTTGCTGGCAATGGAGAGCCAATCAATTTTGTCAAACATTATATTAGCACACCTGACAGTGGCACAGCAGCATTACGATTAGCCTGTGACAATAATCATATAATAATTTATATGATTGGTTTTGATTACCACAAAAATGGATTTAACAATGTCTATGCAGGTACAGCAAACTATGCAAGCAAGTCTCATAGTACGCCAACAAGCCAAGACACTAGTTGGAAGAGCAGATTACACAATTTAATAAATACATATAGTAATGTACAATTTATACGTGTGATAGATGAGGTATATGATGGACAGAAAAACAATTTAACACATATATCTATTGAACAATTTAAGGAGAAATATAATGGAATTTAAGTACCATGTTGAAACAGGACCAGATGGAATACGTTGGGTAAGCGTAGAACCATTAATGGAAGATATCGTGGGTGCAATAGACGGATTAATGAAATTACCAAAAGAACAATTTGAAAAACTTGACGATGATGGTAAACATATTATAGAAATGAAAATACTAAGTTTACGTGCAGTCCACGAATTTTTAGGTAGTATTATTACAGCAGACAATCTTAAGAAGATGAAAGCAGGTGCAAAAGATGAGCAAGAAAAAGAAAAACTTCACTGAGCCTAAACTTCTTGTAGATCGTCCTACAAATACATCAATACGTGTATTTGATAAAATGGTCACTGAACTTAGCCCATATATGACTGAATTAGAGATTGATAGTATTGTTAGTTTTATGATTGAAATACAGCATAGCAAATGGGACGTTAACCCTACAGTAGAAGATAGTAAAACCCAATTACAACTCATATTAGGGTCAGAACGTTTTGCAGAAATTTGCAAACAATGGAATAGTAAAAATCAGAAATGGTTAACTGTATTTGGTACACGCAAGTATCGTCATAAAGTAGATAAAACATATTGGGATGGCCTTGACGATACAGATAATGCAGATGACTATGAGATAGTTTATATTTAAGGATACACATATGAAAAACAAAACACCTGTTAATTTACCAAAAAAGAATGAAAGTGGCAAAAAGGTCGGTGCTGACAATAAAGCATGTTGGAGTGGATATAGATATCAAGGTACTGTTAACGGTAAAGATATTTGTGTAAAAATTAAAAAATAAATGAAACATTTACATGATAAAAACATTTCATATCTCGGGCACATGGTTAGAGCATGGGGTATTGCTATCGTCCTATTAGTACATGGTCTGATTCCATGTGTCTGGGAAACTAAGGCTACTGATTTATTATGCAAGAAAACTTAAGGACATTAGACGACATATCATTTATTACACATGTACGACTATTGCGCCGTGAGTCACTTAATTTAACTGAGTTAATTTATATAAAGGAACGATTAAAAAAGTTGGGATACAATATAGAATATGGATGTTGTGGTACCAACAATATAAGGAAAATAAAATGAAAAACATGAACAAGCAAGAATTTATACAATTTGTAGATTTTCTTAAGAATAACGATAAAACTAAACGTGACAGACTAATGAAGGCTATACGATTAAATTACCATTATGGTACTTATAATCATCGTTTACTAAATGTATATGATGCCAAATTGTCAGGAGAACAATATGAAGCCTGAATTATATGTTAGAATGAATAACGGTCGCATATTTAAATCATATATTAAAATGATTAAGGAATATCCTGAGGATATTGCTAAGGAATTAATGATTAACCTTACATCACAAGCGTTGGATCATCCTAAGTATGCTGAAGTAAAACAAGTATACGATGAACGATTTGGAGCAGTATAATGCCTACATATGAAGAAATAGTTGCAAAGGTTGTATTATTAGATTATCCAGATGTTGTTACAAAAATCATAGATGCAATCAATACAGCACCTGAAGCAAATGCTAAGGCAACATTTAATAATGTTACTGAAAAATACAGTGACCATACACGTTATAATGAAATTAAAACAGCATATGACGCAAGGTTCAATTCGTAAAAGTAATGGAGAAACAATACATGTCAGAAAAAGCACCTCTGGAAAACAATCAAAAACAACCAAAGAAGGGTCGCGGGGGTTGGAGACCGAACGGGGGTCGCAAGAAGGGATCAACACAGAAACTTTCAGCACAAACACTACTCCACGAAATAGCGAAGAAAGACAAGCCTTACGCGATTGGACTCGCAGAAGATTACCATGCAGCAAGAATGTCAGGCGATCTGAGCCTCGCACACAAATATCATACAATGATATTAAACAAGGTCGTTGCAGACAAGATTGATGTAGACCATACAACAGCAGGTCAACCATTAACTGCGGTATTTAAATTCCCACAACAAGAATTAAGTGATTGGAATACTATACCAAAAACAATTAAAATAGAAGGAGAATAAGTCAATGCGTAGAACAAGTGAAATTAAAATTACACCATTAAACATACCAAATACAATAACAAAGGATTTTCAGTACGAAGATCGTTATGCAATGTTAACTATACCTAACTTTACAAATTATATTAAGCATACACGAACACGTTATCACGATTCTTTTAAGTATTTTAACAATGATACCATTATTGGTAAGTGCCTAGAATTTTATGGTGAATATACTGAACCAGAATTAGAATTACTATTTTGCTTTTGTAATTCAGAAACAATTGTGTATGATATTGGTGCTAATATTGGTTATCATGCAACAGGATTAGCATTTAAGGCAAAAGAAGTTTATGCATTTGAACCTAATCATAAAAACTATAATTTGTTAGAAGCAAATGCACATGATTATGATAACTTGGCTACAATTAATGCAGCATGTAGCAACACTAATGGAATCGCACATATACAAGATTTTGTATTAGGTGAGCCAGGTAATTTAGGCGAACTAAAATTAGTAAAAGAAGGGCAAGAATGTCATATAGTAAAACTTGATGATTATGCCAAAGACGAAAAACTACCCATGCCACATGTTGTAAAAATTGACGTAGAAGGTCATGAATGGGAAGTTATACAGGGTATGGATAATATTATTAAAAACAATTTGCCTGTGATATTCTATGAACACATGCATGGTGATCATCTTGAGGATGTCAGCAAATACCTAGTTGGATTAGGTTACAAAGAATACTGGATGCCTGTACGTAATTACAATCCGTCAAATTTTAAGAAAAATCCATTAAACATATTTGGTGATGGATACTTATTGAATGTTTTAGCAGTACCATTTCATATACAATTTCAAAGCATGATACCAGATAAGGTACCAGGAGAAAGTTGGGTACAACGTATAGAACGTTACCAAAAAGAAAATGCAAAATGAAATTAATATACCGCTTTATGGAGAACAATCCACTCTTCTCCAAGACTGGCTTAATGATACTAGACATTGCATCAATATTGTGCCTGTGGGTTCCGGGAAGACTTTCCTGGCTAGTATCGCTCTGCCTATCTTTGCCTCAGATGTTCGTTTTCATAAAGGCAAGGACATCATCTACAGTGCACCAACAGGGGCAATGATAAAAGCCCTTATATGGGAACCATTAAAGCGTAGTTGTATAGAACATTTTGGTCTTAAAGATGGTGTTGATATAAACAATAGTGAACTAACCATTAAATTTCCTGATGGTGTATTCATACGTTGTAAGAGTGCAGAACAACGTGAAAATCTTAGAGGTCTAAACGTTGGTATATGGATTGCTGACGAAGCAGCATTATATACCGCCGATACATTACAAGAAATAACAAATCGTTTGCGCCCGCGTGTCGGACAGCCTGATACAGCAGGTCGGTTGATCGTAATAAGTACTCCTAACGGCACCGGGCCTCTATACGATTTGTTTCAATTTGCATTACAACGTCCAGAAAAATATATTGTACGTCATATGAATTACCTTGAAATGCGTAGCGGTAATCGTACATTTATTGAAGAACAAAAACGTATTCTTAGCCCATTAAAGTTTAACCAAGATTATATGTGTCAGTGGGAAAGTGTTGCTGACATGTTTTTCTATACTTGGGACAAACACAAATATTGTCGTGATGTACAAGATCGTGGTGGTAATTTATATTCGTTCCATGATTTTAACAAGCGCAGAATGTGCGCAGTTGTTGCACAAGTTTATAAAGCAGGTGAAATGGATGGTCGTATAGAAATATTAAAAAGTTATGCAATTGCCGATTGTAGTACGCAAGGTATAGCACAAGCAATACGTGAAGACTTTCCTAAACGTATAATCAATAGTATTATAGACATGAGTGGTACACAACAAAATCGTGACACTACAAGTCCATTTGGTGTAACAGACCAAATATTGTTAGAGCAATATGGATTAAACGTAATTAATAATCGTAAAGTAAATCCATTAGTTAGTGATACTGATAATACAGTTAATGCCTTTATAGCAAGAGGAGGATTAATTGTTAAGC